ATCTACAATATCTAATGTTTCAAAAATTATTGTAGAATCTGAATTAGATAATACTTTTACACCTTTACCCAAAGTTAGAGCTTCATTAAAATTGGGTTTACCATCTTCACTATTTACTCCTATTTTTGAAGTAAATGTTAAATCAACATAAGCTGGTGATATTGGATTAACTTTATATCCATGTGATTTTGCTAAAGTTAATATATTTTTTCTTTCTTCAGCTAAAGGTAACATCATCTCTTTATATTGTTGATCAATATAAAAATTAAGAACATCACCAACATAAGCAGAAAGCTCTAACAACATCATACCCGGTGATGTTTCATTGAAATCTTTGTAAGTATTTGGAAAATATGATTTTGAATAAGTTATCAAAGAACTTTTCAAATCATTAAAATCTCTACCCAAATAATCTACATTATTATTTTTAACTATATCATTTTTACCATATGGCATATCTATTCTCCAACTATTATTTGTACTGATTCATGTGTATTGGGATCTTTTCTTAAACTAAAAATTACATTAACATTCATGGTGTTATTCAAATCACCATAAGTAGCATCGGACATATTAACTTTAATATCTCTAATCAAAACGAATGGCATCCAATATCTCATAGATTCCATAATAGTATTTTGAACCTGTGTTACAATTTCATCATTAAATGGTTCAAATAAAAATTGCTTTAATCTAAGTCCTAATCCAGGTTGCATAACTCTTTCACCCATTTCCGTATTACATAGATTATAAACATTTTGTTTAACAGCTTCTAAAGTAGTTGTTGTTTGACCTTCACTTAAAGTGAATGGTAATTTTAAACCTATAGAAACATTTTCATCTCTATCATTTACATACCATTTATTTTGACTTTTATCTATTATTGCCATTTTTTATTTTCCTTGTTTTTTATCTATCGCTTTCATCAAACTTCTATAATCTTTTTGTAAAAAATCAGCAGTTTGACCATCAATAGTAACTGGAGCATTAGGATTTTTATTCATCATATCACCATAAGATGAATTTAAAATATCACTCATATTATTTGATGTGTATTTTTTATTACCCATTGTTTCCCAATCATCCGTTGTTGCTGTTTCATTTAAGACATCATTGATTATAGGGTTTTTTGAATAATTTTTCCTCTCAACAACTTTTTTTCGTAATTGTTGTGGTTGAGATATTTTTTTAGTTTGTTTTAAATCCCCAACTATTTCCTGTAACCCTAACCTAATCTCTTCTCTGACGACTTCTCTTATTATCATTTTCAATTGACTAGTTTTCATATCATTGTTCCCCTATTTATTTTTTTCTTTTAATTCTTTTATACGATTGATAGAATCCATATCTCTTACCTTTTCTTTCAGTTACATCTTCAACTGTAACAGATGAATCAGGATTTTTAAGACTTGTAATAACATTACTATCAAATTGTAATCCAGATAAATATCCCAATTCATTAAGTAAATTATCTCTATCCAATTTTAATTTATTTAATTCATCCTGTGTTAATGCTCTTCCTCCAGCTTCGATACATTCATTATATTTTATTTGAGAAATAGTACCATCTGGTAATAAACAATCTACAATATTATTATTTTTAATCAATTCATCCAATTCTAAAGTTTTAGAATTAATCTGTTCATTTAAATCATTAATCTCATCAACTAAATTAGATCCAGGGAAAGTTCCACCTGAATCTAAACAAGTTTGAGGATCTAACATTTGAACTTCACCAGAAGGTAATGTACACTCAATTAATTCAGATTCAGCATCACCAGCTAAACTATGATCAACTACTGGATTATCTGTTTCTGATAATTCAGCCGCAGTTGCTGCTCCAATCTGAGCTGCTTCAGCCGCAGCACCCAATTGTTGTTGAATGAAAGCTTTAATCATCCCATAAACCATCTGAATATAATTATAATATTTTATCATTTCCAACATTACTGCTATTATAGCAAATGATACAGGTCTTATCTGATTTAAACCTTTTTCAGCACCATCCCGTATATTAGCAACAACAGTTAAAAATGGTGTAAAGACAACAACAGAACCCATACCAACCCCCATAGAAGGTATCATACCTATAATTTTAGCAACTACCCAAACAATAGTAAGAACAACAATTATTTGAAATATCATTTTAACAGGTGGAAATAAAGCAGCCACAGTTCTATTTATCATTTTAATTACACTATTTATCAATCGAAGAATATCATTAATAATTGGTATAACAGCTTTAGCAGCTTTTGCCATTAAAATTTGAAATAATTGATTAATATATTGTCTAATTAATCTTTCAATCTCTCTTAAAAGTTGTTGTAGTAATGCTCTAATCATAGCTGGAATATCTGGAATTCCAGGTATAACAGGTCCTCCCATTCTAGCATATTGTTCAGCTTGTCTTTGTAAAGCTCTCAATTGAGCTAAATAACCAGAAACATTAAGACTTTCCAATGGTAATAATTGTTCTGGTGTAGTAGATTGTGCCATTATTTAGAAATCCTTACCTTTTCACTTAATACTAATTTTGCTAATTTTTCTGGAAATACATAACTTTCCTGAAGTTCTTCATTGTTAACAGTAGTTAAACCCATTATATCATTTAATGCTTCTGCTCTATCCTCTAACATCTGTACAGCTCCTGATGGATCTCCTGGATTAGTTATAGCGGCTGCAGTTGAATAACATATATTTTGAATTTCTTGGATTATAACTGCTAACATACTAACCAACGCATCCCCACAGACAGCTTTATGCATTATATCACCTAATAAAGGATTTCCCAAATTAATTCTTTCCTCACCATTTATATTAACAGCTTTTCTAGCATTCATCTGTATCACAGGAGTATTAAAAACACAATTTGTAGCAGCTTCAACTAAAAATGTTTTACTTGTAGATATGTTTATATTATTACCAGCACCCATATGTATAAATTGATTTGATGATAAGAAAATTGAATCTCTTCTAGCATTTAAAGTTATTCTATCTGAAGAGGTGAAAATTTGATCTTTGTTGTAATTATACAAATAATCATTAACATTCAGTAAAGGTATACCTTTTGGATTTCCAGAATCACCAACATTGTTTCTACCTTCAGGTTCAGGTCTATTATTATAAGCTTCTACTTTTTCAGAAGAATCAAAACCGAACCCCATACCTAAAGAAGTAGAACAAGTTTTTGAAATACTTCTTCTCAGAACACCTTCCTCTAAAATAGTTAAATCATCTGACAATGTAAAAAATAATTTTTCTGGTTGTCCTTTCTCTTCATTATTATACCATTCATCAGGAAAATGTTGTCTTATACTTCCATTATTAAAAATACCAATAATAGTACCATCAAGTGTCGTTTCAATAGGTGAATTTATATTTCTACCATTGGAAATAATCATATATGGATTTACCCATCTACTACCAATCCTAATACTATTACCATGTCTACCTTCAAATATCATATCACCATGTAGATTAGTTGAAGAAAGTCCAATTGCATTTTTTGGATCATCCAATTCAGGTCTTAATGGTTTTTCTAATCTAGAAACTAAACTTTTTTGAAATAATGGATTTTTATTTGATAATGTATTTTTACCACCCAACTCCTTACCACTTTGAACAGAAGAACCAGCAAAAAAATCTTCATTAAAATTAGGTGAACCTTCTGAATTTAATGGTCCCAAATAATATTGTATTCCACCGAAATCACACAATAATACTGGATCACCGACAGTTGGTACATCTTGTATACCTCTCAACAATGGATAATATCTTTCCTTATCTTTAAGTAATGAATCTTTATTCAAATCATCACTTATATGAGGTCTGGCGATTATACTACCAAGTCTTCTATCTATACCAAGTTCACTTGGTGAATCCTTTCCAGTAATAACAGATACAACATACCCCGGTACAAATTGAACAAAATTCATCACTGGTACTTTTTTGTTTCTTTTCCAAGGATGCCTTAACCAATATTCTTTTGGCTGTTGTTGATAAACACCCATATTAATTTCCTCTTAAATTTTCTGATTTATGTTTTAATGCTTCTATTCTATCACTTTCTTTTTGAATATCCTTAACATCTTCCTGTAGAGCATTTATTAAATCTTCTTTTTCAGCATCTGATAATAATAATGATTCTTCATCACCACTACTTGATTTGGAAAGTATTCTTTGTATAACTCCAGCCAACTTAACCAAATGTTCATCATTTTTAACTGCAACATCCATATACTCTTTTATAATTGGTGCAACTAATACAACATCATCTATAGTTGTGATAAACCCATGTATTTCAGATATAAGTAAATCAATCTGTTTTTTTCTATCAGTTGTATTCTTATATATATCCTTCGTTAAATCTTGGAACGATTTACCTTCAAATATTTCGTCTTTAGATTTCATGCTTTTTCTCCTAAATATTCGTAAAGATGTAACTATTCATATATAAATATAAAAATTGTAAGAAAAGGTTTAAAAATAAAAAAAACCCCAACTAAAAAGATGGGGTTTTTAACAAAAAGATATGTATATTTTAAATTAAAAGAATTTATGCATTCCTTTTTTATCTTTTTTTATACTTCCTTTAGTATCAAATTCATTTATTAGATACCTATATTCTTTTTTGAATACATTAACCACTTTAGTTATATAAGAAGTTTCTATATTAGTCATTTCTCTAATCAAAACATATAATGCTTTTTTATTGAAATTTTCAATTTCATCTCTCTGTTTAAATAATTCAATAATAGCAAAAGCGACATCTATGTCTTTTTTGTTTCTAAATAATTTAGGTATATTATGTTCAAAATATCTAATAATTTCCTTTGTGAATTCTGTATAGAAATCACCTCTGTCATGCTCATTAAGTCTTCTTGTTTTCAGTACATCAGCATTTACATGTGAACAATATTTTTTATAGTTAGCATTATTATGTAATATTAAATAATTTTTTGCTACAATTGAAAAATAACTAAATGCTTTAGAACCTTTTGTGTGGTCGTATTTATGTAAATTCATCACAAGAAAAGAAAGAACTTCTTGTTTTACATCTAAATATTTATCATCAAAATATTCAAATTTAAATGTATTAATTATATTTTCACAAAGTTTATCTAAAGCCGCATGTATTTCTGTTTGATATATTTTATTTCTTTCAGAAGGTTTATTGCTGTCATTATATCTTATAATTGCATCTTGAACTTCTGGACCAAAATATAATTTCTTTTTACTTTTAGGTCTTCCTCTTTTTTTAGGAACTTTTCCTGCTTTTGTTAATTTTACTTCTTTAGTTTTTGGCATCTGTTTTTTCCCCTATCTGTTCATTTTCAAATACACCATCTAATAAATTTTGTATATCTTTTAATTGTTTAAAAAAGAAACCTGTTTCATCATCTGATTCATAATGTCCTCTTGCATCAACTTGTTTCATTTTTTCAGTTGCAAATGTAACTATTTGTTGAAACTGAAGTATTAAATCTTCGTATTGATTTATTCTTCTTAATGAAAAGAATAATAATGTAGATGATACTACACTAATTAAAAAGAATAATATAAAAAATACCCACCACATATTTATCTCCTAATTAGCAAACAATTCATCAAATTTAGATTTGAGATTGTCTACTTTTTTTTGTTCTTCTTTATCTTTTGGAACTTTTGTATTAACAGGTTCTGATTTACCAGTACCTCGTTTCCATTGATCATACTCAATATGTGTAGCCATCATATCAGCTTGATGCAATATGTAAGCCATATTGGAACGAAGTCCAAAGTCTGGATTATATGACATTAAGTATGATTTATTAGCATCATCATATAAACCATCTGTTAATTTAATTCCAATATATTCTTTATCTGTAACCTTAATACCATAATGTTGAAGTAACCACAACCCTCTATCAGGAACTTTCATATATTGTAATTCTGGATTGTGTGTATATATTTCATCACGATTTTTTCTATGCCAATCCGATGTTTGAGGTATATAATAGTCATGCTCTAAATCCCCAACTTTACCTAAGTCGTGATGCATAGCTGCGAATACTAACTCCTCATCTGTAAAGTTAATCATAGCCCCATTCTTTTCCCATAATTTTTTTAATTCAAGTGAATGACTTATGATGTGAAGAATATGTTCAACATACCCACCAGGCATCGCATTGTGATAATGTCCTTTAGCACTAGCTGGTGCAAACATCATTCTATCTTTAAAGTCTTCGTAGAATTTTAATAATTGTGGTTTTCTATCATCACTTATGTAATCTTCAATTGTTCCAATAAGTATATCCCAATTAGTTTGTATTTCTTCTGCTGTTAATTTTTTCATTATATAACCTCGTATCTATTTTTTGTAAATTTAATTGTGTCTTCTAATCTCAATCTATTTCTATATTCACTAAAAGAAATTCTAACACCCCAATTAAGATGTTCAAGAATATCTTTTTTACTTACTG